TTGTTTAATGAATTAAAATCAGTAAATTGATACTGGCCAATCATTGCAGCAAACTTACCTGCAAACTTAGGATCGTTCTGTTTATAATAAGTTTCAAGTAATGACAAGTACCATTGCATTGCTTGTTCAGATGGTTTTGCACCCGACTTAAATGCTTGTTCGGCAAAACCAACTAATGCTGCTAATTGAGTTTCATCAAGTACACTTGGATCGCCCGGAATTGCAGGTACTGCAGGCCCCCATTGTGTTTCTGGCTTTTCTGGAAAGCCTGCTCGCATTTGAGCAAATTCTTTATGTAGTTTAGCAACTTTAGTATCGTATGCTTCAAACAGATTTATTGTTTCGTATAATTCGCGTAACCGCATCGTAAATCCTTTAAAATATATTTTTAGTATTTATGCTAAAAATCGTCTACGTCTAAATTGTTTATTAGGTCTCTTAATGCAGTGCTTTGTATTCCTGCTGTTACTTTTGGACTGCTTTCTGCTTCTACTGTATTTCTGTTTTTAATAGAGTTTAAAAGTGAACTACCCGCTGATAATGTACTAGCATTACCATAGCCTTGATCTTCTTCTAAGTCTGTAATGCGCAATGTATCGATGTCATATTCTAAATCAATCTTCATGCCAACGCCGGAACTACTACGTGTTTTCATAAGCTGAATTTGATATCTACCACGCTCACGCATTGCTCTACTTGTAAAGATACCAAACACGTTATCTGCAGTTTGAATTTTACTTAACCCGCCTGAGATATGACTATGGTCAAATTCTACTTCTTCTACTGCACCTCTATTAAGCTGTGCCGCAGTAACAAACACACATTGTTTTTCTACTGCTAAGTTTCTAAGTTCTTCTGATACATATTTGTCTTTAATGAATAAGTCTGCCGGGCTAATCTTTTTACTCATTGGCATTAACAAGTCTAAGTAATCTACTAGCAATACGTCAACTTTTCTATCTGTTTTAATTTCATACTCTTTTAAGTATGATCTAATATCGTTAGCAGTCTTACCTGATGGCATATATTTTACTTGTAATGACCCGGACTTCTTACCAATCATTCTAACTTTAAGTTCTACATCTTCAATGTTCTTAAATACTTCTCTAGTTGAAATACCTGTTATCATACTATCAATACGCATTGATACAAGTTCTTCACTAAGCTCTAGTGTAAGGTAAACTACATTAAGTCCTGCTAGTGCCCAGTTAACACCTAAGTTAGCTAGGAATAAACTTTTACCTGCACCTGAACCACCTGCAAATATATTAAGCTCACCTCTGTTCATACCACCAAACAGTTTGTCATCCATGTTCTTCCAACCAGTAGATACTTGGCCATTCTTATCCTTAATCTTCATAAGTCGTTCACGTGGATTAGCAAAGTAATCGGTACCTAAGTCTTTTTGCAAACCAATTTGCACTGCTTGTTTAATTTTGTCTTCAACTGGACCATACTCGCCTTTTTCAAGTAAGTCAGCTGATTCATTAATCGCACGTTCAAGACCTTTGTGTCTAATAAACGTTTCAAAGTCATTAAGTAACCAATCATAATGTTCTTCTTTAAGTCCTTCTACAGGTTTAAAGTCACCTTGTGTAGCAGCATTAACAATTTCAAGTGTTGGCATTACGTTATGTTCGTCAACATAGCTGTTTATAAAGTCTGCCGGTTTTTGTAATTTGCGATCAAATAATCTATGATCAAAAATAGATTGGCATCTAACAAATGTAGCGGCATCACTTATCATCATTTCTAAATATAACTTTTGTATATCATAACCATAGTCTACGTTTTGTGCCATTTAATATCCTTTAATTTCAATATGTTTAGAAGTATTATTACCCCAAACAAGCCGTTGTTTTGTGTGCCACAATATTGCACCAATTGCACTACTAGGGTCACCTGGATTAGGTAAACTCCAAACTTTTTCCCAATTGTGTAACGATTTTTTATTAGCTGAACTGTTCATTGCACAGCCGCCCATGTATACTAAATTATACGACTTTGTGAGTTGAAATGCAACCTCAAGAACTCCATATAGTTGTTCTTCAAATACCTTTTGTACTGCTGCTGCGATATCAGTTTGATCTTGTAAGTTCTTTATAGGATGTGGCCAATCTAGTACACCTCTGTGTAAGTTGCGAGTAAGTTTAACTGTTCCATTAAAATAACTCTTTACTGTATTATAATATCTAGCCGGGTCTCCAACTTCTGCAGACAATTGTAATAGATGCTCTTGTTGTATTGGCGTAAACCCAATTAGTTGTGTAAATGCTGAGTAGAATAAACCTAAACTATTTGGATAAGATGCTGACCAAACTTTTGTTAAGTTATCACCTTTGCCGTGCCAAATAGTAGCACATTCAAACTCACCAATTGCATCTAACACCACTACTGCAGCATCAGTAAACGGACTGGTATAATAACCGGCTGCAGCATGACTAGCATGGTGTTTAGTATACGTAAGTGGAATATGACTAAGGCCGACCTTCTTTAAATGCGCAGTCGGTAATGATGACATATCAAATGCTGTACTGTATTGTCCTGCATATAGTTGTCGACCTTTCTTAATCCATGGATTTTCGTACCAATAGATACGATCAGGTCTTCCGTGCATTAGTGCAAGATCTATACTTGATTCAAGTATATCGTTAGAATTATCAATTTGGAAGAACTCTAGCTTATCAGTAATAACTGCTATGCTAGAGCCATGATTTAATGCGTTTATGCCCCAACTAATCATTTGTATATAAACGGGTCTCGTTTACGGAGTTCTTCAATACGTTTATTGTATGCACGATCTTCTTTCCACTTAGTGTATGGTCGTAGTATAATCTCTAAAAGTTTTTTCATAGTGTTACCTCTTTAAAAAATTGTTTTGCTCTTAATTGAATCTTAAGTGCGTAGCTTTGTTTTGCATTAATAATTAGCCACAGTGTAGTTAGTCTACCTAGTTTAATGACAGCGTCATTTACATCTTTAATCCCTACAGGCCATTCTGGCATACTAACAGACCAACCATATTCAATAGCCTGTTCTACAGTAGCTGGGCCTTCGTGATCCCTATCTGGTACTAATATAATTTCCTTGTTTAATCGTTTAAGTAGCCAATCTTGTTTATCTTTAATTTGTGAACCAAGTATAGCACAGCCGTCTATACTAATTGCATCAATTGGGCCTTCGCATACAATAACAAATGTACGTTCATAAGATTGTCTATCTAAGTTAAAAACAAAATTTGGTTGTTGCTCTGAGAAGTACCGTGGGTTCTTATTTGAACCAATGCGTCTTGCAGTGTATCCTACTAGTCTGTTTTCGTAGTAGTACGGGATAATCAATCGATCATTAAATCCAGTTTTAGGAGTCCAATGAAACGGGTAATCGTCTATACATAAGTTACGGTTGGCCATATATTCTAACACCGGAAATAATGGTTTAGGAATGTTATTTAAGAATGACCCAATCGGTGCTGCATCAATTGGCAGTGTGCGATTTTCAAACTTAGGTAACATTGTTTCTAGTAGTACAGTTTCAGATGCTTCTAGTCTAAAAGCTTCTAAACTAAGTTTAGAAATTTCTGAATCGCTCATATGCAAGTACCGCATAAAGTCTTTCATATTTTTACTAATGTGCCGACCTGGTTGCCAACTAGCTTTAAAGCTACAATTGAAGCAGTGAAATGTAACTGCATCGCCATCGTTTACAATAAATCCGCCACGATACCGGGTATCCTGGCAACACGGAGCGTTGCCAGTTATCCATCCACTTGGAGTTTTTTTAGTTCGTCTACCAGATTGCCAGTACATTAACAATGTATCTGTAATAAGGTTCATAATAGGTATGTTTAGTTTAAAAGTATATTATACTACCAAACGGTTACTTTGTCAACAGTACCGGTTGGATTGATTGGACTATTGCCTTGGTATAATACTCTAAAATATTTAAAATCTGCAACATCAACGTTGTCAAATGTGATAGGAGTTGAGCTTGGTGCAACAATAGTTCGTTCTGCTAACTTAACTGCGTGTAGGTACGAATTAACACTAATAGTTGATGCAGTAGTAGCTTCTAACCATACTTTACCAATAAACCCAGTTATTGAAATTTCAAATGATAATTGTGTAGTTGGCACTGCTTCGTAAAACGTAGCAGGAATTGAACTAGTATGTTTTACAACATTGCCCATATAATCAATTTCGCCGCTAAACGTATTATAAATTTTTTCATTTCGGAAAGTTGGCATTGCGTTGCCAATAAGTTCAACTGTACCAACTGCGCCAAACTTAGTATCAGCATACAGCATAACATCGGCGCCATCCTTAACTGCACTAACACTATATGTTAAAAATTGGGGAGTAAGATCAACAAGATCTTCTTGTGGTATAGTAACTTTAGCAATTCCTTTTTTATCAACAATTGGAGCAACTGCGTATGGACTGTTAGGTAGGGCATTGCCAGAAACATCCATAAGGTTTAGTTCAATTACACTTAACGTAGTTAAGTCAATTCGTTTTTGATCTGCGTTCTTAATATCGAACTCAATGGTATTATCAATACCATTATAAATTTTTACATTTCTTTGATACACTGATGTGAACTCCACTGTAAATCCAACCAGATCGGCGATAAGTTCGATTCGGTTTGGGTATAAATAACTTGATATTTTTTGCATTGGCAATATCCTTTATATATATTTATGGCAAACTTAAGAGATAACATAGAACAAAATTTACCGTTTATTAGTGTGATTACTTACGGCAACGATGAATATGTTGGTATAATTACCAACCAAGATCAGTACGTAACAAGTTTCTACGACTTAAACGCAATACTATCAGCTGACGATAAAGTAACGTTTTTAGAGATAGGCGAGATATGGTGGTGGGAATCTAATCGACAATTTCCAATATCTATATTTTGCAGAGAAGAACTGCAACCATTTAGTTATGCAATTAAAACATTTAATAGCAAAGATACTCGTATAATATTAGGTCCAGTAGTTAATTTAATGAACCTAACAGTTAAACGAGTTAAACGTAAATCTGTTCAACTCGTCCGAAAACCTTAAACCTCTTCACAAATTAAATTCATCTGCACTACAATCGCCATTGCATAAGCAATTGCATGCGATTTACGGAATGCATACCCGGCGTCAGCGTCTGAGTGTTCCCATATGTCTGTCATCACCGTAGTCCATTCTTTCCCAATCAAATAGCGTTTCGCTGGCCTTATCATCGCCAGGACTGCAGCTAATTGTTCCACGGAAGTCGGCTGCATCTGTTTCAGAATATCTATGTGCCCGTTTATATGAAATAGTAGATTTACAAAGTCTTCTTGAAGTAATAGTTCCCATATTGGTTCAGTTCCCATTAAATGTAGTAGATGGTCGTTATCTCGAATGTCTTTATATATCATAACATTGAGAAAATCAATTTTAAAATAACCTCTGTCTTCAGCTTCTTTATAGTCAATTGTACTCACCCCAGTTACTGGATTGTGTGGTATATTGTGACAGTAGATGCCTGTATTGTGTTTTTTTTGAATACTAATAGCTGCCGTAACATGTTTTAATTTTGACAGTGCTAGATCTCTATTAGCAAAGTCAATGTCAATATCCGGCATAGGTGATGAACCTCCAATGATAATCTGGTTTTGTTTCAATCGCAATATTTATGCTCATAGATTACTCTCCTTAACTACAGTTTTTACAAGCTCTACGTCAGCTGATCTATGTTTAAACTTGTTAAACCAAAACGGTATATCTAATACACTGCTCACTGCTGCAAGTTGTTCATCGTTAAATCGTTTTATCATTAATTTGCCAGTATTTGAATTTAACACAATCCACGGACTAATCTTTCCATCTTTAATATCATACATTGCTCTATTTAAACTTACATATGAAAAGTAATGATTCCATTGTGCGTTATTTGCATCACCCCAATCTAACATGTGATTAATGCTACGTTCTAACGCAGTTTCTACTGATTCAGTTTTAATTAAATCTACAACATACTTGTCGTATAACTCATCTCTACACCAATGATCTAACTTAGTGCCACTAGTTACTACAAACACAATAAACTTGTCAGGATACAACGGTTTTACGTTACTAACAAAACTTCCAAACTTAACAAACGCATTATAATACGGACTTTTGCAAAAGTTTTCGTATGTCTTTACACCATGAAAGCTTTGTGTTTTTTGAAAAAATATGTTGTATGTTTCGAACCCTATCACTACATGTTTTTCTTTTTGTGCCAATGCTCTACGCTTTGATTCACATACATGAACCATAAGAGTAGATTCTTTTACAAATTTACTCTTGCAGTACTGGCATTCAAATGGTTTAGGCTGTAAACTCATCATTTAAGTTTCTTTTTAATATCTTTATCTTCAAATCCGTAGTCTTTAGCTAACTTAGTTATTTCTTTAGTCGGTGTTAGTTTTGCTAACATTTCAACTTCTTGCATCTTCATAGCAGGATTAAGCTCGGCTAAAAACTGTACTTTCTTATTATCGTTACCGTCTTTCTTTTTGTTGCCAAGCCATTCATGAAAGAATG